AGAAGGATGCCCGCCTGGGATTTCCAACCTTTTTGCTTGGTGCTTTAAGGTCAGATCCTGGATTTTCCTTTTCATAAGACTTTCGTCCTTTTTCATTGAGTCCTCCTGACTTTTTCTTTCCTGACTTTTTAGTCCAAGCTGCTCCTTCGAGCACTGCTTCTTCAAAGTTTTTGACGGCGTATTTGTCCCAGTATTCAACTCCGAATCGACAGACTGCTCTAGTCTCCCACTTTTCACATCCAGGGCAGTAACGTTTTTCTGCTGCTTCGGTGATGTCAATACGTAGTTGTTTAAAGGACTTCATATTTATTCAGACTCTTCTTGTTTATTTATTTGCTTGAGCATTTTTTGCAGATCAGCTGTACTACCAACAAATAAATTGTTTGTAGTCTTTGTATTCACAGAGTTTTTTGTAGGAGCATCAAGATCTTTCATCTTCTTCTGTAGATCAATCAGTTTGTCTGTGGTGTCTGCTACCTGCTTCATGGCGTTCACAGCGACTTCATACGCTCTTGGGTGCCCTGACTCCTGCGCGACCTCTAACGCCCCGTTGAACGCCTCCTGACCCTTGTCTATGAGGTTGTACAATTGTGCTCTGGTGTAATCATAATCTTTATCCTGGTGATCCTGCTCTTGTTTCTTGGGAACAGGCTTGGATGGTTGTGATTGTTCGATTGCATTCTCTTCGTTCTCGACTTCGATATCAAAGATGTCTTCCATGTTCTTTTCAAATTCTTTCATAGCAATTCAATTCCTTCATTAAATCCAAAGTCATCGGTACTGATAACAAGTGCATCGTCAGCAGCATCGATTACACCATCAGCATTTTTATCCTCCAATGCTTTAGGTGCATATGTAAGTTTTGTATTTCTGTTGTCTGGAGATTCGTTCTTGTCTCCAATTGATTCGTATACAATTGCTTTCTTGATAACACCTGCTTTGGTGAATGGACCGTAGATATAAGATCTAGCTGTAAAGTTGAGAGTCCATACAATACTTCTTCTGTCTAGGAAGTCTCCATCCCATTCATCTTCGTAGTTGATATTATTTAAATTAATAGCAACGTCTTTCTTTTCTCCCATGTCAGGGATCATGTTCAGTGTGATATTAAAGTTAGGCTGGAAGTATGGTAGTATCTGTTCAAGAATTTGCAGACCATCATCTTGAGACTTGGCAATGATACCAAGTTCAAACTCTATGTTATAAGGTACTGGTACGTATTGTACAGAAAGAGCTTCTCCATCCGAATCAATAGTCTTCTTGAGACGTTGAGTAGGAGCAATTTTTCTAGTAGTGTCGTATGTGATATTAGTCATATCAAAATACAGACGAGGTACAGTAATTGCTACTTTATTAGTAACGTCTGCATTCTGTTCTAGTCTTGTTAGAAATTTTTGTTTGGGACCGTAAGCAAGAGGAACTTTTTCTGCCTCCAATACTTCTCCCGTAGAAGGATCTTTCTTTCTAATTTCAATATTATTGAATAGTGTACCGAAACCGATTACTGTTTTTCTAATCGCTTCGTTATAAAAATGTGGTCCTAACATCAGAATTCACCAGTAACGTTGCCATACTCTCCGAATGGATTCACTTCAGTAAAATCAAGTAAATCATTACCTGTAGTCTCAATGTATTTATTGTCGGCGTACTGGACGTTTTCTAGTGTTAGATTGTCTACTGTAACGCTGTCTTGTACAGTACCACTCTCCGCTCCAGTGATAGTTTCACCAGGAGTAAAGTTACCATTTCTATTGATAAGTTTAAGTTCGTGGTTGTCTCTATCCCAGAACGATACTTCTGCAGTAGTTCCTGTAGTTCCTCCAGTTACAGTCTCGCCCAATGAATAATGAGTTGTTGCATCAGTATCCATGGCAAGAGTAATTGAAGGAGCAAGGATCTCTTCGATAACATCAATCTCTTCGATGCCTGTCTCGAACTCATCATTACCAAGTTCGTAGATCTCTGCAGTCATTGTATAAATGTAGTTCTGACCTAGCTGGTAGAATGGTGCTTCTCTTTCTACAAACTTAATCTCGTATAGATCTTGAGTAAGTGGTAGATAGATAAGGTCTCCTTCATTAGGTCTACCATCAACAGTTGTGACATCAGCAAACTCTTGGAATACCTGACTCCACCTGTTCTGTGATACCACCATTGTAATTTCATCGGTGATGCGTAGACCAAACTTACTAATGAATTCAGATGGTGATCCAAATCCCTCAACATTAATCAGTAGCATCTCGATCATGTATTGAGTAGTAAACTCGGAATACAATACATCATTCAGTGCAATATCTTTAATCATCTTCCGAGGAAGATAGTAGACATCACTACCAAACAGTTTGATCTGCTCATCAATTAAACTTTGAATGAGTGATTGTTCGCTGTTAACACCACCGTGTTGAGGAAAGTAAATACTTTTCATCCGATCATATCCATTGGAGGTAGTTCATAGTAAGAAGAACTCTTCTCCATAAGAACATCTATTTCTTTTTGAGCATCTTCAAACAGCTGCCTACCATTGAGTGATACACCACCAGGTAGCTGTACGTTGTTAAACTTGATTAGGTTCTGTCCCCACTGTCTCTTAATCAGTGCAGTTAGATATTGCTTGACAAAACTATCGTTATATACTTGAGTAAAAGTTTCTGGATTAAGATAACGTTGACAATCAATCAACAAATAATTACCTTCAACCATTCTTGCTTTATCAATATCAAGATACAACCTGTCTGATCTTTGATTGAATCTATACTGAACCAATGATCCAGTCTGGACAATCATGTCAAGTGTCTCAAAGTATTGCTTGAGCATATAGTAATTTGACATATCAAAATTACCAAAAGCAAATCCTGATGAGAACGAAAAGATGTCCATCAGGAAGTATTGGTTATTCATACCAAAGAGATTGTTTCTCGCAAAGTTAGATGAGATACCCATCACTTTGGAGATGCCAACTATATGTTCTGGAATTTCAATAAAGTTTTTTCTAGTTGCCCAGGTAGATGCATCAGGAGCTGGTGTTGATGAAATTTCATCAGCTGCATCAAAACGTGCTACATCGTCTGCTGTAATCTCATGCTTGAGATACATTTGTTCAACGCCATCAAAATGACGCTCTCTATAGTATTGGAAAGCATCATCGATCAAGTCATCCAGTTGATCATCATCTACGTTAATTTCAAGAACTGGATGACCGAGACGCCTCAAACAATAATCTTTGAGTTCTTGTCTACTTGAGGGTTCTGCCATTAGTTACTCCTTATGCCTGTGCTTCAGACCAGCGAATGTTGATCGTAGCATTAACTGCGCTACCAGACGTTAGATAAGCGTTGATTGCTAGCACGTCTGGACCGTTGGGGAATGTACCTCTACCACCAATAGGAGTGTTAGTAAGTTCCTTCAGTTCTGATAGATCGATGTTGTCTCTAGATCCAGGTGCTGCAGTGAATGCAAAGACCTGCTCTCCAGGAGTTGCTGCACCAGTCAAAGGCTGGAATGTGTAGGTTGTGCTACCTGCGCTTCCTGCTCTAGTTCTATCAGAGAACTGGATCCAGGTTCTACTGCTATCTCTTCTGAAGATGTTAGCAACAGTGGTTCCTCCTCTCAAGTCACCACCAGTTACTTCAAAACCAATCTGTACACCACCGATGTCGGAAGTGTTAAACGAAACGTAGTTAGAATTATAGTTCTGGGTGTTAGAGTTAGATGCTGTAACAGGTGATTGACCGCCAATAAAGGTGATATCACCACCAGATGCAATCTGTGCAAACGATGGTTGTCCACCAGAACCACCTGTATTCAGACCTGCCCAGGTAACATCGTTTGGATCGGTTGGATAGTTTTTAGGATTGAGAACACCCTCAATAATGATACCTTGTGAACTTGATCCACCCTGTGCAGTAATCTCAATGTTCTTGAGTAGCAGCTGTGCTCGGTTGATTAGTTCTCTCTCACCTAGGTCACCAGTGATAGCATTAGAAACACTAGGCGATAGTCTAATCAAGAAGATTGTAGACTTGGTAGTTGTAAGTTCAACTTCTTTTTCCTGATAGTTGAATAGGTATCCACGGTCCTCATCAAATCCACCATCAGTCAGGAATGCAGAACCCCAGTGATTAATCTGTGGTGTTGCTGTGTTTGATAGTAGAATAACACCAGTGTTTTCTGCATGTTGTGCAGCACTACCTGCTTTATATGTTCTTTGAGAACCTGCAGCAAAGTTAGTGTAATTTGCAGATCTAGTAAGACCC